TCCAACGCACTTCAGGTCTTCAGCCTTTTTAAGAGCAGAACGATAATTATTATACCGATATTTTTCTTTAATGGTTCTTAACATTATGGTTTAAATTTCCCCTCTCTAGCCATAATACAAGTTGCAGAGATTTCAAAACTCTTATCAGTTTGTCCAAAGAGTAGTTTTGGTTCTGCCAATTCTGCTATTTCATAATCAAAATCACCAAATTTTACGAAGTCACCAACCCTCACATACAAGTCTTGATCCTCTGTTAATCGTCTTTTGTGAAAACTAACTGTTATTTTTACTCTTCTGTCAACACCGTATTTTGTAAACTCAGTAGTCGAACCCCCCCAAGTAACCTGTGCATATACTCTAATTGGTGGCAAATAAGTTTTTTCAATTGCTTCGCCATAAAGTGGGTGATAATTGGTATGCTCTTTTGAGATAGGAAAATAAAGAATCTGTTGGCCGACGACCCTCTCTATTACTTCATCATTAATTTGTTTAACAAAATCAGCCTCTTTTTGTCCCGTAAAAAGAGGCGGGGGTGGGGCGTCTGATTTATTCCATTTATTATCTGCCATTTATTTACCCAACGAAGACAGGAACGGGCACCTTACTTAGAACATCTGCCGCTGCTTTTGTCATATTTGCGTCCTTTGTTAACAACTTTTCATAAGTTAATTCATCTAGGATTGTTTTCAGTTCTGTTCTCAAGGCATCTTGTTCTGTTTTCGCCTGTCCCAACAAATCAGACGCGTTTAAAGTAATCGAGCCGCCCGGGATGGGAACAACTCCTCCTAATTTACCACGAATCTGACCAAGCATTTCTTTGCTAAGAGCCAAAGCGAATCTCCTAATCCACTGCTTGCCAATAGAATTAATTTTTGAATATCGAATGTTTTCAAATGGTAGGGAGTTCATGTTGTTAACACCCTGACCACCATTCTTTTTGTCGGCATATTCTTTCCATGAATCTCTTTTCACCGTAAACCTGATATAAAATTTCTCAGGCATAGAGTAGTTTGAAGGCACGGGATAAAGCCTTAATTTATTATTTTGAATTTCATATGAATATTGTGAAATTCTTGTATTAATTGAATCCTCATACATTATTGCCTGTAGTTTATTCTGCCAAGTTGGAATAACTTCAAAGGTTGAATCATCTGAATATTGTCCATACGTTGACATATTCCCAATAACATTTAGGCCGCCATAATAAGCAAAAAATCTCCACATAGCTCTCGGGCTTTTATAATAAACCTTTCTTACTGTAATCTTATTATTGCCAACCGTATCTCCGGAGTCCAAAACTAGGCTTCCATCGTTAACGCTGGATGAGACAATCTGCTGCAGATCATAGTCTTGTTCAGAATCTGTCGGTGTAAAAGACGCGGTATAATATGTAAGGTTGCCGCCGACTGCCGCTTCAGCAGATATGCCTTCTGCCACCCTTCTCGTGTAATCAAAGGTATATCTTGGGAGTGATGATTCAACATATGAGCCACTTAAAGAATCCCCTTCCACAATTTGGCCGTCCGCATTAAAAGAAGCTGTTGTTGCGCCCATTAAATTATTTAATGAATTCTTCGCCTGATGTATATTCACCAAGTATGAATATTCTAAGACAGCTTCTTCATATGCAGCGTATACATTATACTGCGTAAGCTCAACGTCTAATACATCGCCGCCTAATTTTTTATAAACATAACTTACTTGATCTGCTGCGCCGGCGGAAAACGCTTCATATTCATCGGGCATTCCCATATACACACCGAACGGCAATGGGTTGGTTGATGCATTTACATTATCTGAAGTCCCAGTTATTGGAAGAATAACTTTGCTTGATGTACTTGATGGTGTTAAGGTCGGTACGGCCATGTATAGATCTCCTGAATATAAATAGTTTTAGAAAAAAGAAACCCTCTAACTGCTTTCACAGTAGAGGGCTGTTAAAATAAATTTATTGATTATGGTTACTTTTTATTTTTTGACCATGATCGAACTTTTTTTGGAGAGGCCCTTGGAGCCTCTTTTTTAACAACCGGTGGTTTCGGAGCGGGCTTTGGAGCCTCTTTTTTAACAACCGGTGGTTTCGGAGCGGGTTTTGGAGTCTCTTTTTTAACAGCCGCTGGTTTTGGTGTTGGTTTTGGTGCCTCTACTTTTGGCGGCGCCGCAGGAGGGGGTGCTGGAGTTTCTTGTTCTTCAACAATTTCTTCTACTTTTGGTTCATTAAGAACGCTGGCATATTTTCTACCAAATTTGTGACCAAACTTTTGTAAAAATCTTCTAATTCTTCTCTTCTTTCCCATGAGGAACTCCTTGTATAATATTATTTTAACATATATTCTTTAATTGTTAAGCACAAAAGAAAACCCCACCCTCCGAAGAAGGTGGGGCAAAAACACTACAACAGTATTTTTTTAAACAAGCTCGTTGCTCATGTATCCTTCAACGTATACATGAAATTTACCAGCGGTTAAGGCGGCGGTGGCGATTGTCATTGAAACAGGATCGTTGGTTGTAATAATCTTCTTGCCAAGTGACGCGTCTGTTGGGGTCAGTGCGCCATTAAATGAGCATATAGCGTTTATGGCCAACACCGCTTTGGCCGTGGCGGTGCGAAAGCCGTCTGGATCATTTGATGTTCCCTCCGTTCCGACAGCCACTGTCGCGCTGCCTCCGGAGGTGACGGCAGTTATAACCTCTATCCAGCCTCCAGTGCATATAAATCCTCTTGGAAGCCCACTGGTGGGCGTCAGCGTAATTTCGCCCGTGGCGCCGCCGTCGCTGGCGAAGTCATATGTAAATTTATGAACTTGTCTCGCCGGCCCCGTTCCTGCAAGCGTGCCAACTTGGTTGCCGTTAACGGTAAGCTCTCTTTTTAAATTTTCAATTAATGCTTGGACTCTAGCCAAGCCTATTCTCTTTGTACCCATAGTTATAACCCTCCATTTGTAATCATGTCAAAAACTATACGTTGATTTCTCAACACTATAAATAGTCCACCATAAAAAAAAAACCCCCGCTCCGAAGAGCGGGGGCTGGATAAATCCATTTAATTTATTTAGCTACACTAGCTAGTTGCACCAGCCAAACCAACCAAGCCATGTACGACAACTAAGCCATACATATCTGGTCGAACCATCTTCTTGGCGTAACGAGTCATCACACCCTTGCGAGGCGCGAAGTCTTCCGTACCAAAGATGGTCGGCGTAACCTGTAGCGGAACATAAGGAGCATAAACGTAGCCACTTTCAAGGAAGCTACTGCCCTTACGGCCAACCAAGACCAAGTTTCTTGGGAAGTATGGATCGACGTAAACGTCGTACTTCTTAGAAACACTACCAACCTTGTTAGCACCAGCAGTACCATTACTGTCAACCGTAACCGAAGCACGGAAACCAGCAGTGAACTCAAGGATACTAGCAACTTCAGGTGATGTCACCATGAAGTTAGCACCACCACGAAGCGTCTTGCGGTGAATACGAGCAGAAACGTCATTGACCGTCTCTAACAAAGTCTCGTACCATTCGCTGACCGTACCGGTGAAGTCTGGAGCGGCCGAAGACGCACCAATTTCTGAACCAGTTTCGCGGTTAACAAACAAGCCGGGTGAACGTGCCCAGTGAAGGGTACCACCAGTAGCTCTCTGGATCAGGTCGTTGATGATCTCGCGATCAATTTCCAAAGCAACCTGCTCAGAAAGGATACCAGTAAGCTCAACCTCTGCATCCAAGTTGTGGTAAGCGTTGAGGTCTTGACCCAACTCTGGTGACCACTTAGCGCGTAGCTTCTTGGTCTGTGCAGTTACAGCAACACTATCAACCTTGATGTCAATCTCAGGAATTTCTGTATTGATATCACTAAATGCCGCCTCGACTGATTCGACATCCGATTCCAAGAGCCAACTAGCCGCGGAGCCCATGACACTACCAACTGCGCCGCCACTCTCCCAGCCATCGGCTGTCGCGTAACGAACGCCCCGCATTTGACTTTGTTTAGAACTAGTGCCATTAATTACATTTTCGGCGTCTTCGATCTTGCCGCCGCCTTTGTTTTCTCGCTCAACGCCGGGGGTGGCGCCGGCGTAGTTCCATGAACCAGTGGTTTTAAACACAAAGTTGGCGCCGGTTCGGTCTAACGAACCATCTGAAGATGTCAAGTATGACGACAAACGACGAAGCTGCGTAACACCGCAGTGGCGTACCGTGCCACTCATGAACGTACCAACGTTATCATTAAACGTAATACTGATCAAGTTGTCCTTATTCAAATTCTTGCCCCAGCCCTTGGCGCCGGAATCAAGCTCACCGGTTGGGATCTCTGTAATAAGAACAGCAGTACCAGAAGTCAAAGCCGGGTCTCCTCTAAGGATCTCCCTTACACGCGCACGGGACATCGTACAGCCAGTTGGTTTTGACGAGCCG